CGCTTTACCTCCCAGGCACCAGAAACCCCGACCGTTCGAAAAACGCTTCATCGAAAGCGTGTTATCGCGGTGTTTTTTTCCGTACCAGGACGCCATTGCTAAGAGACTGGGAACGTCGCGGATCGTCGGTTCGACGTGCGACTTCATAAAATTTTCTGCGTCGCCATCCGTCGGCTGCCACAACAGCCCGTTTCGCTGTTTGTGCTGGATAAAATACGCCACGACGGCCAGCAACATTTTTGAATAGCCGACGCGTGCTGACTTAATCAGGTTTACCTCCCGGATGTCATCGCTCCCCATTGCGTTCATGATCGCAACCTGAAACGGCATCGTTTCCCAGCGCCCCTCTTGATAGGAGGATTCTTTGGGGAGGTAATAAAATTCGTTAGCCCATTCGACCGCCGTCATAGGAACGGGGCGGAATAGCGAACGCAGCCCGGCGGCAACCCAATAACGCAGCCGATCAATCCGTTTGTTCGATATACTCATTCAGCAACCCCGGAAGAATTTCATCCAGCGCAGCCGCTTTATTCATGGCTTTCACCACATCCCGCTTTAAAAATTCGATATGCCGATTTTCCAGTTCAGGAAAGCGCCGCTGCATTGAGAGAGGAATGCCGTCAAGAATGCCGGCAATCTCCCCCGCAACCTTTGACAGGACAAACATGCAGAAGCCGGTTTCCACTACCTCGGCGGAGTCTTTAGCATTCTTTAATTCCTGGCCGTCGGCCTGAGCGCGGGTTAAACGGTAGCGCTCATAATCGATAGTGCCGGGCTGCAAGGCCTCATCCCCGCTTTGCTGCAGGGCGTCCAGCTCTTTACGCAATATCTCGTTTTCTAGCGAGGCCTCGCGGTCGGCGTACCAGGTAATAACGTCCTTTGTCGAATAGGTATTTTCCCCGCCTTTACCGCCGTTCCCCTCGCCGGCCACTACCGGCATTCCTTGCGATTGCCATGTGGTGATCGTGCGCGTTGAAACTTCGAAGAGATCCGCCAGTTGTGCCTTTGTTACATTCATAAATCCCCCCGAACCCCCTTTTTTATTAACATTTTTTTAACCGGGAAGTGATTTCCCGAAAATCGAGAGGATCTCGATAGGATCACTTCCCGCTCTGGCTATAGGTGAATTAAGTAAAAACAATGCGTTAGGTGTTAAGTGAGAAGGAAGTAGGATCCGCGTCCAAAAAGCTCATAAATAGCGACTTTTCGCGCGTCTCCCGCCCCTCGGTGTTTTGAATTCCAGGAAGGACCCGTAATAGCCAACTCACAGGTGTGTGTACTGCTCTTTCATCTGTTAGCCTCTCGGCCATTTTTAGATTTACACTTCTCAAATAGCTACCAAATCTGCCGCCGTCAGTATCAAAATCTAAAAACCATTATTTCTCATAAGATAGCCACTCTTTGGTATTTTACCTCTCGGTAGCACCACGCACGAAATACCCAACCTTTAACAAAGACACAATAAAAATCATTTACCCAAAAAAAACAAATAAAATAAAAAACACGCTCAATCGATAAATTAGATACAATTAGCTCATTACAAAAATAAGCTTGCAGATGCTTTAATGTTAAAAAGTCAAAACTTAAGTAATAAAAATCGAAATAGTCATGAAATGAAATAATTAGTTGAGTTACCTTTGTCAGCCTCAATAGTTCAAAAAGGAAATTAAATTATGAAATTTGAAATAATCACCTCTGTATTTACAATAGTCGCAACGTTTCTAACTGCTTATGTGACCTTTTTGCTCTATAAGGTGACTAAGTTATTAGCAGTCGAGACCACAAAGATGGCGAGCGCATCATCACAATCACATGTGGTTGCCACACTTGAAAACAGTCCATGGGCTATGAGAGTTATAGACTTAAATATTAGCAACACAGGTAATGCAACTGCTTATGACATAAGTATAAACATAAAGTCCGAGAATAAGGAAACAAAAGAAATTACTGAGTACACTCCCAGGCTATCACATATTGATGTGCTAAAGCCAGCGGCGCTAGCATCCACATTTCAATGTGAGTACCCTGATATACAGAGCAATATAATGCATTTTGATATCACATGGAAAAACAACTCAAAAGATGGTCCAGAGCAGAAAAATTTATATACTATTGATATGGAGAACCTATTAAAACTAGGCCGTGTAATGGATGATAACCCATTGATTACAATAGCAAAAGAACTGCAATACTCTAACAAAATTTTAAAATCATTAGTTAATCAAGATAAAAGATTGAAGATAGATGTTATTACACAGGACGACAAAAAAAATAGACAAACACTTAATGACATGGGAAATACCGACTAGCAATACAAGTCATCATTCCTGAATAATTATTGTTTCATAAACCAATAATTAACTTATCATTTAAAAACCCGCCTAGGTGGGTTTTTAAAAATCACCACCATTCAATTCAATCATATTTGAATAAACTCTAGTAGGTCTGACGATAGTCCCCCCGATGTAACCACACACCTCTGGGGGTATTTGAGCTTGTGCGGTTCAGATATGGCTTATACTCTTCTCACACTGCATCTGGTGTAAAATGTATACGTTCACCTTTCTACTTTTTCATGAGGCATGATTACTGAAACTGCATGGCCTGACACATACTTATTGTGAAGGCCCATGTATCACTATCCGCATCCGCTTCGAAATAAGTATGACCAGCATCACAAAATCAATAAAAACAACCTTGCAATATATAAATATTATTAATGCAGTGCAATAATATCACTCTTTACACAGCTAGGAGATATAAAGATGAGTGATGAATATAAGAAAAAAATAGGCATTCCTGACAACCACATTTTTGAAATGGTTTCATCTGATTGGAAAGGTGCCAGAAAAGGTCAAGATACTGATGAATATCTTTATAGGGAGATTGATGAACAAGGCAATGTTGTAGCCACTTACGAAATCAAAGACTCTACATCAACTTACCCTCCTTTCGGACGTTCTATCGATTACAAAAAATTATAAATAAGCGCCCCGCCCGGGGCGTTTATTTTTCCGATAAATACTCTAATGAGAATTTATTTTTTGCCCCCCCTCTCCGGCAAAAACGCTAACAGCTGGCTTTGATAAACATCAATTAACTTACATGACACATCCACATCGCACGGATATTCACGCGGTAAGGTTAAATTATTAATCCCCGCGACCAAGCATTGAGCGTCTCCACTTGGCCGGCGCATATTGACAAAGCTGTTTGTACTGCCAACGAGTAGTTCAGACCGTCGCCCCAGGTGTTGCCCTGCAACTGCGGTTGTTCGCATGGAGTAAATACTGATTCAGGGGGCAACAGCACTACTTGTTGCGGAGTTGGCGGAGCTTTGCTGCAGGAGCTCAATAACAGGGGCAGGCATAAGACTATTGCCACATTTATCGTTTTTAAGTGCTTCACGTAATGCCCTCTGGTAGCGTTCACCCTGCTGGCGCAGTTGCTGATTATTCTTTTGCTGTTCGGCCATCAGCTTGCGGTTACGGGCGTCCTGTTCCTGCATGGTGGCAATCAGCCCTGACTGCTGCGCCAGCACCTCTTTCTGTTGCTTAACCTTCTCACCTGCCTCTACCGCATTACCGTGGAAGTAAAAAGCCAGCTTTCCTACAACAATCAAAGCCACGAGCAGTAAGCCGATCGCCATCGTGCGAAAACTGAATGAGGTGTTCATGACAAAAACAACTCACGTTCTGCCGCCCTACGCATTACCAAGCCGTTCAGTTTCACGCCACCAGCATTCACCCACCTGCCGAACTCATTAGTAGCGCCTTGCTTGTCACCAGTATTCATTTTTTGCAGCAGAGTTGAGGTACTAAGCGAACGCAAACCGAGGTTATAAGCAAAGCTTACCAGCGCATCAAACTGGCCCTGAGTGATTTTCACCTTCACCAATTGATTAACGCCCTGCTCAAACTGAACAACGCCACATTTCAACAGACGATCCGCAGTGGCCTGGTCAATCACCATGCCGTGGCCTATCTTCTTGCCGTCCACCGGCTGAGTCCAGCCATAGCCAATTGTCCAGACACCAACCGAGTCTTGATAAGCTTTCAGCTCTAAACCCTCGAAGCGCTTAATCAGCTCAATACCTGTTTTACTTATCTGCATCACTAACCCCCTTCCTGTTCAAGCCGCTGATGCGCTGCAATAGTGAAATAGCCGCCTCGCGGATTACCCTGGCACCGATAACTCCCAGCACCGAGAACACGAACAGTTCGATTTTCATCGTCTCGGTTTTGGATAGCACGTCACCCATGCCCGGTAGAATCTCAATGGACCGAACTAATAAAGGGGAAAGGACTGGAACCGTAGTTACTGCAATCAAGCCGGTGAGTAATGCATCCACCAAGGCTGTGCGGATTTTGCCGCCGTAGAAAAGGACGCGACCAAATGCCAAGGCTGATGTAATCACCATGCCGTTTATCCAGTTGGAATTGTTCGAATAGAGGTTTGCCAACCAACTAAGGAGGGCATTGTCATTGTGGGGCATTTTCATACCTTCCCCTTCCGGGGTTCTGTCCCGGTACCGGGTGATGAAAAAAATCCCGACATAAGCCGGGATTGATTTATTTTGGTTATGCCGGTTGCGAAACCGGAATGTGTTGAGTAATTACTTGGTCGGCGTAACTTTCAAGCAAGTAAAATGGATACTTGAATTCCCAGGAGTCTCCTGCTGCTGATACCGTCGGAGCACCTACACCAGAAAAACAACGCCCTTCGACAGAGATGGCCAGCGAATATGCAGGTACGGTGTTCAGTACCTCATCGAATTCAGTACCTGGTTCCATTGGGACAGACATACGACCAAGGTATTTGTTCAGCAGGACAGCATTTTCAAACTGCCCTGCAACTTCAACTTTAGTAAGAGCCTTAGCTTGCTCTGGGGTCAAAGTAATTTCGTTGTTTTCGCTAATAATCAGATTTGCCATGTGAGGCTCCTTGTCATTGATACTGTATCCATATACAGCACATGAACATTATCAATTAAGAAGCTAAGCATCACATGGTGACCGTTGTCTCAAAGATCGCACAACGCAGGATAATCACTGTATAAAATAGAGTTCAGCCACCATCCGTAAACAAGTCGGCGATACGGGGTGTACCAGGTGTGTGCCGGATGTTGGCTGGAGCTGAAATACAAAAAGGCTACACCGAGGTGCAGCCCTGTAGTTACCATATCAGTAATCAACCTTTCGATGATGAATGCCGCTAAATGGCATTACTGGCCAGATTACAGGTTGGTACATTTACCTGTGACATCACTAAGCCAAGATTTGCCCCGATCCTTGACCTTGCAGTTATGCGCGTCTCTTTTGCTTAAAACTTTTCCAGAACAGTTCTTAGCGCTGTAGCACTTGCCGGACGCCGCCGACGCGGTTAGAGGAAGTAAGAGGCATGAAGATAGAACAACTAAAATCGACAAATTTTTCATAGCATGTGTCCTTATGCGTGAATTCATAAATTGGTCTTTTCGTTGCGCGCACAACAACTTTAAAATAGCCTCTTCACGCATCCTGTCACGCTTTTATGCCACTTCGTATACTGAATGTTTAGGTAAAATTCCGAACAAAGTAGACATTTTGGAATTTTCATCCATTGGTTCGTTGTCGAAAATCACTGTATCCCTGCTACTTATGGCCCCTTTCCTACGAAGTCACCCAGAGACAGGATGAGCTTGCGTTGTGGTTGACTGTTTTGGCAAGGAGGCTAAAAACGACAAAACCCCGCCGAAGCGAGGTTTCTGATTGGGTAAGCTACGTGACTGCGTAACCACTCTTATCACGCTACAACATTTTTTGCGTACGCGTGAGCAATTTTATGTTTTAATATTTGCACAACATAAATTATGCATCATTGAAGAACATACACAGTTTTCCCTTGGTATGCGTTTTCCTTTTATGTACTGTATAAACACACAGTGCATTTTGGGGGTGGTATTATCATGAATAAGTTTGCAAGATTGCTTCTGACAGCAAGTTCTATTGCGCCAGTATGCATAACATTAATTTTTATTGGGCTTGTTAAGAATGTTAACTGGCTAATCTATTCATCTGCAATTATTTGCATTGTTAGCTTTTTTTCTTGTGTTTTTTTCATTCGATTCGCTCAAATAAACTTAGTAGAATTAAATAAAAATATTGATTCCATATCACCAGCCAATAAAGAAGTCACTAACTACTTTTTAAGCTATCTATTTCCTCTCTTGGGGACTGACTCTATCGCTACTGATTGGAGATATGCAATTTTCTTCTATATATCACTGTTGTTTTATATTAGCTTTTCTGAAAACTACAACTTCAACCCTCTGCTATCCCTGCTTGGTTATAAATTTTATGAAGCAGAGGATGATACTGGCGTGGGCTTCGTGCTAATTTCTAAAGAAGTAATTACTGATGTAAGATTTAGAAATTTCAAAGTAGTAAAACTTACCGACTATACTTATTTACACAGCAATAGGTGAAAACATGCCTCTTTTTGCAGTTATGGACAAAAGTACAGCTAATCGCATAATGCGAATTGAAACAGATAAAAAAACAGACGAAAAAATTGTCAAAATCTTCCAAGACCAGTTTGCACATTTTGAGGCTCACCATGAAGAGTCAATTGAATATTGTGCGGGCTATACTCCTAGCTATAATGAATGCCATTTCTTAGAAAATTTCATTGAGGCTAACGAACTAACTGATGCAGTAAAGAGAAGTACTGCCATAGCTATTTGGGATCCAAAAAAAGTACCGATCGATAACATTAAAGCCTTGTTTGTTGGTGTAGACTTCCCTGAAGATCATACTAAAATAGCTCTACAGACGTTTAATAAAGGGCAAATTCTCGATATTAGCAAATCATTATGGTTAAACAATAATGTGTTTACCATGTCAACATCTGTTGGTTTCAATGTTGATGAAAAACTTGTTGCAACAATAAGAAGAAATAAAATAAAATTCAAAAGCTTACAGAAGCTCAGAAGTATATTCGATATGGATGGTTATTTTTCAGAAGCAACGGATAAAGACATTAAAGACTTCTGTGCTCATGCTAGCTTCAAAACTGAAGAAGGATTTGACATGAGCATAATAGCAGACACTGTTATTCGCACTAAAATAACACTGATTAATAAATCAGGAATTCTAAATAATGACATAAACTTATTAAAAGAAGCGGCAAAAAAGATTAATTTTGAACTAAAAACTCATATTGAACATGGAGTTGAAAAAATTCTCATGCCAAGTACAAAAAGAGAAGTTAAGACATTGTTGACATTTTTAGATGAGGATATATTCATCGCAGAAATTAGCAAAACAAGATTCAAATCCAACTCGAAAAGACCAATGAAATGAGATAAGCCCGACTAGTCGGGCCGTTTTTTTCTCAGAAATTCATCATTAGCTTGGTATCAACCATAGCTAGACATCCGCCGATAAAGCCTTCAGCTGTCTGCATCTCTTTTCTAATGGTCCCATCTGAGCACTTCCTCTTTCTTGCAATCTTGCGCAGCGACATACCGTAAACATGGTGTGCAATAACAAGGTCGTACTCTTCGGGCTTATACTTTTTTAGCCGGCTAACACATCCGTCGATCACCAATCCATCATCATCACAGCATGAAAGTTTACCACTCGATGTAGGTGGCAACAGCCCTTTGAATCCCGCTGCAATTGGTGAGTAATCGATGCCACTGTCCTCACGTGCCCACACGCCCCACCGCTCCAAAATTTCGTACATATCTCTCATGCTTTAATCTCCAGGCGTCTGGCCCGCATGCCGGATCGCCTATTCTCCACATCGTTTATTTATAGCACCTTAACTGATTAGACTTTAAAAGCTTTCCTATCAATTAGAATAAAGTGCCTCTTATTTAAAAGTTCGCCAATCGGCATATTGTCAAACAATGAGAATTCAATAGCATATTTTTCAAAATTCCCGCCATGTGCACTCATACAATTATAAAATAACATTAAAAGCTCATAATTAGACAACTGAGCCCTGACTAAATTTGCATATTTCTTTTTATATTTTTGGTCTAAATCAGACTCGGATATAAATTTAAAAATATTATATAAAAACCTAAAGTAATGCCCTAAATCCTGCTGACGTTTTTCATACACCCGATTAAAAACCAATCCGATATTTACTTTGTAGAATTTAAGCGCTATAGGTTCAAGGGTTAATTTTCTTTTTCTTGTCAATGAGTTATAGTAAGCCCTGCGAAGATCTATTTCGTAAAACACCTTAAAACAATCCCTTCCAGTTCTATGACTGGTTCCAGATATGTCAATATCTTTAAGTATTTCTTGTAACAAACCCAACATTTGAAACAAGCTTGACTCGAATTGTTGATGTCTTATGAAAGAAGCTTGTTCAGTTGATATCCTCGTTGCTTGTTTTAAAGCCTTCCTCTGCATTCCGTTATTAAATAACACACCAATAAAAGCTAAAGCGGAAAACACAGATGTCACAAACCCCCATGAATCACCAAACTGACCTAACTCTTCTCTGTCCATGCCGGACAAAGGTCCTGCCAGATCAAACGACCAAGAAAAATAAAAAACGCAAGCAATTAGCACCAAAATAGTTACAAAGGAACTCATTTCTCTTCCTATATCCTCATGAATTATCATAATTATTCTACCTTATTACTCCAATGCTTAGCGACCAGTCTATAAACTTAAACCACACCTCGGTCTGCGTGCCGTATTCCTCTTCCCACAGTGACAGGTCACGATGCAACTCATTGTGATGTTTTCGGCATAGTGGGATGGTAAAAAAATCGTGTGTCTTGGTACCCATTCCCCCTTGGCCATGACCGATGATGTGATGGGGGTCATCCGATGGGGCACCACAACACGCGCACGGCTGGGACTTAACCCAACGAGTAAATTTTTCACTCGTCCATCGCTCGCGCTTTGGGATCTTGAATAATGCCTTTGGCGGCTCCGGATCGATTACCAACGTCTTTGCAGCCTTCTTCGCTATCTCCGCTATCTGCTGGATAGGTGACAAACAGGGGGTAATATCGGCCTCTCTTCGGTGCCCGGTTGGGATGGTGCGCGGCTTAATGCGCAGTGATGCTGCTGCAACGTCCTCTGGCAACAGATCTATGATCTCATTCACCCAAGCCCACCAGCACAGTTCCGGCAAGGTCAGTTGGTGGCTCTCATCAAACATGAAGTGACTGCAAGCCCTGTACACCACGAATTCAGCAATGTTTTGATCTGCTGTGTCTGATAGCCCCTGCATGGTCTTATCACGGTACAAATGCGCATGGTGCCAGCACAGACGAATAGCGCCGGCGCCATAACGCATGGTCTCCATGTTCTTGTCGTGATAATCGTCCTCGGCGCACTTCCACTGGCATTCATTACGGCGACCTAGCCAACTCTCCAGGCTGTTGATGCCACCAGCGGCAGCAAGAACACGCTCACGCTGAAAGAACGGGCGGAAACGCGGATCACTAGCTAATTGCTGCTTAACTGCCGGCAGCGCACCAGAGGGCATATCGCGAAACTCAGCCGGTACTGTGGCCACCATCACCCGGTCACCGAACATCGTCAGCAATTCATTGCCTGGCTTTAAGATGACCTGCCCCAGTTCGCGGACAACGATCGGTTTCAGTATCCCTCTCATGCGGCCTGCTCCTCTGCGGCTACCAGACGGTAGAAATAAACCTGCTTGCCCGAGTCCGGATCCTTCAGCGTGCGCTTTTCCTTCACCAGCCCATGCAGTTTGGGGTCAACTTCACGCAGCCGGGCACTGATTGCCGCCTGTGTGTCGGCCACGAAAAACATCATGAATACGGTTCGTTCAAGGTCGCGGAGTGTCATCCACGTAGGGCCAGCAGCGGCCTGAATAACTCGGCCCATTTGGTTTTCTGGGTTGTCCTTCAGCATGCCAGCCAAAATTAATCGGCGGATGCCGCTGTTTACGCGTTCGCTTTCGAATACGTCCACTGGGATCGTTAATTTTTTCATGATGCCAACCTCGCTAAGTCGTTCTCGCTTGCCTTGGTGACCGCTTGAGCCCAAATGCCTACGAATGCCCGACGTGCGTCGTAATCACTCATGCGGCCCAATGACCCAGCCATTTCTTTAGCCAGACGTTCCACCTCGTTTTGTGGCTTACGACGCTGTGAGATCAGGCGGGTGTAAGCCTCGTCTCGCGCAGCGTTGTCAAACTTCTGAACTTTTGGCAGATCATTAGCCCGCTCCTCTTTCACACTCAGGTAGCACGTTTCGGTGATCAGGTAGTCGAAGTCCTTTTTGCGCCAGGTCTTGCCAGTGTTGGTGTCTGCTCGGTCTTCCAGCATCCAACGGCATTTTTTAGCGATGTAGCGGAGGTAAGCGCCCCACTTCTCTTCGGTCAGGTCGTATTCTTTCCAGAGCTTGCGCAGCACCTTGCGGCGGCTATCAGTGATTTTGATAACCTTGGGCAATTCCGGCAGCGTGGTGTGGAATGTTTCGAGAACAACCTGATAATCGATTTTCAACGAACCGGCGGGTTGCGGGTCGGCTGGCGTAGCCGGTTGACCAACAGGTTTTATTACTGATGGATCTTGTTTTGAATTTACTGACGGATCCCCCCCAGATTCTGGCGGGTGAGAACTACCTTTTTTCATGTTTTCTGAACGGTCGGATTCTGAACGTTCAGATCCTGACATGTCAGATTGTGAATGGTCAGATTCTGACGTGTCAGAAACTGGACGGTGAGACTCGACGCTTAACGCCGCTGCTTTCAGCTTTGGCACATTCAGGGTGTAAATATTACTGTCGTTGCGCTGCCCTCTACGGCGTTCCTTGCGTGTCAGCCATCCATCACTTTCTAATTCGCCGATCGCAGTCGTGACCGTACTACGGCCAGCACCGATCTCACGGGCGATTTTCTCAATCCCCGGATAGCAGATCCCCTCATCATTAGAGAAGTCAGCCAGACGAAGCATTACAAGCAGCTTGGTACCCTTTACACCGTGCGCAGCGCAGCCGTCCCATACATAGCTGGAGACTTTTACGCTCATGCAATAACCCTCGGTGCTGGCAGTGCCAAATATTTGCAACGATCCACAACTTCCTGCAACGCGCTGTGGGTGACAGGCAACCAGCCGCCCGGTATTCTCATCACATAACGCAACGGCACTGGCGGTTTAGCGCAGCTCGCTGCTACACAACGAAATTGCCCACGCAAACGAGATTCTGTTACTCTGTTCATGCGTTAATTACTCCACACGTTTAATTGATGCACTCGACGCCCGGGACCGCATATCCTGGGCGTCACCCTCTCCAAACATCATCACCGTCACGGCGTATATCTCCGCTACCAGCGATTGGATCCGGTAACCCTTAGCTTTCAGTTTTTTACTCTCGTTATTGTCCAGTACCCCATCAGCTGTGAACTCGTTATGTGCTTTGGCGAACAGGCCCAGCGCTGACATCAGTTCGTTGAACTTGATCAGCAACTCTTCGTTGTCCACCTGTTCGATTTCCGGCAGCTTCACGAACACTCCACCAGCGTGCTTACACATCGCCTCGGTGATATCGCTTCGGCCTGAGATTGACTCCATTTCTACAGCCATACCCAGCGGCACTACCTGCCCTGATACTTGGCGGACGCGGTTACGTAGTGCGTTTTCAGTGCCGGCTACAGGATCCAACTCTTTCGCCATCGCGCTGTACTTGCCTGGGAACTGAGTGATCAGCTTGTGTATCGCGTCGCTGATGTCGTCCTGGGTTGGAAAGTCTTTGTTATCCACAAGGGTTCTCCGCTTCTGTGGTTTCGGTTAAGCCGCCGAGGCGATAGACTTTTTATAAAGCAATGGATTAAAAACAAGCTGTCCGCCTGTTCGCGCAAAAGCTTCGGCTGCTCGCCCTTTTGGAATCAGCATTCCCGGTCGTTTCCTCCATTGATAAAATGCCTCTGGAGATATGCCGAAAAATTCAGCAGCTTTATTTGGATTGCCGAAGTAATCCTCCAGGTCTTTCGTTGTCATAACACCCCCCCAATCTAAGAATACTTAGATGGTATTTCCTAATTTAATTTTGGTCAATAAAAACTAAGATAACTTAGCTTTATAGGTTAGGAGGGTGATACCTTGGAAACGCTCGGACAAAGGTTGAAGAAGCTTAGGAAGGCCAAGAAACTTACCCAAGCTCAAGTAGCAAAAGCTTTAAAGGTTAGCGATGTAACCATTGGCTACTGGGAACGGGATCTTAATGAGCCCGGAGGAAAATCTCTTACGGGACTTGCCAGATACTTTGGTGTGGCCGAAGAGTATCTGCTCTATGGAAAAACTGATGTATCAAATGTAACCCCTGCTACTCTGGGTTCAACGCGGGTTCCATTAATTAGTTATGTACAAGCTGGCGTCTGGACGGCTGAAAGCGATGCAAGAAGTCTTGAGGGGAATATAGATTACCTGCTGACAGAGCAAACTCTATCAGCTGGGACTTTTGCATTGAAAATTAAAGGGAAATCAATGGAGCCTGAGTTTAAAGAAGGTGATTTGATTATCGTTGACCCAGAGCTCAATCCTCTCCCTGGTGATTACGTTGTGGCAAAAAACGGGGAGCACGAAGCTACTTTTAAAAAATACCGTGCTCGGGGTGTCACTCAGGATGGGCAAGACGTCTTCGAATTGGTGCCTTTAAATCCCGACTACCCCACTAAAAGCTCATTAACAGAACACATTGAAATAATAGGCGTTCTTGTTGAACATCGTCGCTTATTACGCCGCTAACTCCTCATAAAAATCCCCTAATTAAAACCTGCACACGCAGGTTCACGGACTTAAATCTAAGTTTTATTAGTTTTACTCTTGACGATAAAGCTAAGTTATTTTAGATTAACCATCAGTAACGAACAGGCGCGATGCTCACGAAGTAACCTTCCAAGGCGCACGGATGCCGGAATGATTTGCTGAAGCAGGTACTCATAAGAGGTTTAGATGATGGAAGGATCTGAAAGTGTTACCGCCAAAATTGAATTCTGGCGGTTAATTAAAGCAACTGCAGAAGCTAACTTATTAACCAGGCACACAACGGCATGCTCACTCGCCCTTTCCCTTAAGTCTGGAAGCGGTGGAGAATCCTGAAACTCATGAGTGAGCATACCGATGTGGTTAGGCTGAAAACTTCGGGGGCGTTGTTTACCAGCCGCCACACCTTATGCGCCGCGCCGGCGGCACTGCAGCGAAAGCAAGCGCAGATATCCGGCAAAAATTTATGCTGTGTGTAGTCTTGGCGGCTGTTCGCTGGGTTGGTGTCAGCCGCACTTTTTTCGCTCTTTAATAATCTGCGCAAATCCGCCTTAATTAAGTCTGGATTCAAGCTTTCTGCATATCAGCAGGTTCTATTACTTTATTAATAGCAAAATGAGTGAACAAACTTGACAAAGCAATATAAGCCAACATCCAAGCCCCAGCTTTGCAAATATAGATAAACACCTCGAATTGCGTTTTCCCAGAGGCATCGTTGGAAACAATCATGATGTCATAGGCGTAGGAGCAAAATACCCCACAAAAACCGAGAAGGATGATGTTAATAAACTTGGCAGCAAAATCCTTATACTTGAATGTAGATACTCTACCGTACCCCCAATTTTTATGGCTTTTTAACAATAGATGCACGGCACCTGAAAGAAAGATCAGCGTGAACACTCCGTACATGCCCGGATTACCCCAGTTGGCAGCTCCATTAATAATATTGTAAATAAGTACACCCGACACACCCAGAGCAATGTTCTTAAAATGATCAATAGTAACGCCATAATAATATTCGTTACCTTCGAATGGGATTTGTTTTAGCTTAGCCACGAGAACTCCTTATATTTTAAATGCCAATAAGTTTCTTTCGTAAAAAACTTTAATATTAAAACATATGATGTGACGCTCTGCAGTATTTTAAAAACTGCATAGCAATGCGGTGCGTCACCTGATGTGTGAGTAATTGACCGAGGAACTACGCTATGCGGGTGTAGCTCCTCTTATCTAAGTCGTATTTTCTATATTCGAAAACTTGCCAAACTCTGGCAGGGCTTCGCTTTGCCGAAAATCAGTGTGGGGTAATAAACGATGATAAACACAATCACGATCGACACAGAAACAATGGACGTTCAGGCATCAGCGGTGATCTTATCTATCGGTGGGTTTGCATTTGATATCGAAGATGTCGATGGCGTGCAGGACTCAATCATGGAGGTAATTCGGAATCCTGAGCTGGCCGACTATTCTAAGTCTGCATTTTATGGGTTGGTTCATACCTTTGGTCAGTTAATGCAAGGCCGAACTGTCAGCGCCGAAACACAACAGTGGTGGATAGAACAAGATGAAGATGCTCATGAGGCGCTGGCTGGAAATCGGGAACCACTCAGTCAAACACTAGTAAATCTGACTTCTTGGATTCAACAACACCCAGGCGCACGTATCTTTTTCCGCGGTACCGATTTTGATGGGTCTATCCTCGAAAGCGCATATCGTTCTTGCGGTCTAACATGCCCGTGGCATTTTGCTGGCAAGCGCGATGTTCGCACCTACATTGATGCAATGGTCAAAGGCACCAAGGGTTATCTGCCTAAAACCCATCAACCATGCTTTGTTACGGTTAAACATCACTCTCTACATGATGCAATGAATGATGCAGAACAGATGGCCATTGCCTACCATCTGAATAGCCGACAGGTAGGTGCCTAATGCTGCAGATGCTGACGTTAGAAGAATGGGCTGCGGAGCGATATCGCAGCAAACCGCCCTCTCTAAATACCTTACGACGGTGTGCTAAAGAGGGCCACTTCGCCCCGCCTGCGCGTAAGGAAGGCAAGTTATGGCGTGTGCGAGAAGATGCTGAGCTAGTTGGCCCACTCACTACTCCGGTCATTAAGCACAATGACAATCCGAAGCTCCGAAGGATATTGAACGATGGCAGCCCGACCGCGTAAGAACAATGTTGATATTCCTAACCTGTATCCCCTATTTAGCCGTAAGGCCAATAAAGTTTACTGGCGGTACCGGCATCCAGTTACAGGGAAGTACCATGCTCTTGGTGACAATGAGCAGGAAGCTCGTGAGATTGCGATAGAAGCCAATAGCCGACTAGCGGAGCAGCGGAGCCGGCAGATCTTGGCTCTTAGCGATCGCGTGGCTCAAATTAAGGGTAAAAACATAACTGTCAGCACCTGGCTCGATCGGTATTGGAAAATACAGGAGGAACGACTGAGTACCGGTGATATCAAGCCCAACACGTTTAAACAAAAACGTAAGCCTGTGGACCTTCTACACCAAAAATTCGCAATGAAATCCTTGCCCGAGGTGGATGCCAGAGATATCGCTTCGTTATTGGATAAATACACCGACGCCGGACAGCCACGTATGGGCCAGGTTGTTCGCTCAGTTCTGATCGATGTATTCAAAGAGGCTCAGCATGTTGGTGAGGTTCCGCCTGGCTACAACCCCGCACTCGCAACCAAGCAACCGCGCAGGAAAGTTACCAGGCAGCGTTTGAATTTAGAAGAATGGCAGAAGATTTTCGACATTGCTGATAAACAGCATCTATACATGGGTAATGCGATGCTATTGGCCGTAGTTACAGGACAGCGCTTGGGTGATATTTCAGCAATGAAATTCAGCGATATTTGGGATGACCACTTACATGTTGTGCAGGAGAAAACTGGTGCAAAATTGGCATTACCTCTTTCCCTTCGTTGCGATGCTTTGAACACGAGCTTACGTGAGGTTATCTCGCGTTGCCGAGATTATGCTGTCAGTCAGTATCTTGTACATTACTTCCGTTCGACATCAATGGCCCAACGTGGGGCCAAAGTGCCAGGAAATACCCTGACAACCAACTTTAGCAAAGCCAGGGATAAAACTGATATTGATTGGGGTGACGGCACACCAGCAACTTTTCATGAACAACGCTCACTCGCTGAAAGGCTCTATAAGTCTCAGGGAGTAAACACTCAGATACTTCTGGGACACAAAACGCAATCTCAGACTGACCGTTATCACGATGATAGAGGGAAAGATTGGATCACAATGAGCTGCTAAATTGTTGGCCCCTCAAGCACACACTAGATTAGATCTTAAATGTATAGATTGCTATTTTACATACTGTTATTTAACAGGTAAAATTCTCGCAAAACGAAATGACGAGGTGTTTATTTGAAAACCAAGATAAGTAATATAAGTTTAATAGAAGTTTTAACTCTATTTTTTTCATGCACGGCAGTATGGATATCATGGAATGGCCAAAACTATGTCGAAGCAGCGTACATCAGCAATAAAAAATTGATAGTTTATAGTGAGAGATACAAGGATAATCCAGATATTACAAAACTAATTCCCATAGGTGATAACAAGAAAATACTTTCCGTACGAATTTCTTATCCGGATAAATTCATAAAAAATGTCGATTACATAGATGCTAGTGGTTTGTATGCATCTACCGAAAATATAAACATTAACATTGCAAGAATGTTGAAGAAAGATATAAAAGATAACAGTATTTCTTTCTCTATCCCTGTAGAATTACTAACAAAATATGCTGTCGATGGCGACGTTTTTTATGACAACTCTATATACTTTATTACATACAAAATCAATCTAGAAAAAGAAAAAGATAGCAACTACAAAGTTATTACTTATGAATCCCAGTTCGAATTTGCATCTAGAATACCAGACGGTATCACTTACTCACTTATAAGAATAGTTTTTGGCGAAGATGAAACAATGGACATAAATAAGATGTTCGAAACAAATAATTACTGGAGCTCCCTTGATTTTGTCCACAGTCTATAATGGAAATATTAAAATCATATTAATTATGAAAATTAATCAAGAAAGCTACCAGCAATAATTAAAAGGGTATATTAGCCTCAATTACCATGTTCACTTTTCGGTCATTGCTGTGAATAAAAACAGTACGCACAGCATGACCGACAAGTACCCATCGGTAATATTGCATTAATTTAACAAAATTATAAAATTCATTTGCATACGTCATTTTTTGCCAAATACTGAAATGACGCCAATGCTTTGTCAATACGTTCTCTCATTAATTTCAATAAATCACGTTCCTGTTCATTTTTCCTGATAACTATAAATTCCTGTACCGAACATAGAAGTTCATAGGCACAAGCTCGTATTGTATCTGAAGATATTATCTGAACTTCGTTATATATTCTAAGATAACTTAGATACTCTTTATCCTTTCCATCACTGCTAATGTCATAGTATGTTTGAACAAGCGCCTGAGAATGACTAAGAAAATCCACATACAAAAATTTCTTATAGTCATTAGTTTTTCGTAAATTGGCAACCTCTTCAGTTCTAACGTTATGTTTATGCGTTAAATGAAGAATGAAATACCCAGACACAGCAGAAATAGAGGCACCAAGACCTATTTTTACTGCTGAGTCCAAAACCTCAATTCCGGTCAT